GGGGAACCGGTCCCGCCCACCGAGAAGGGCGTCCTGTCGGTGGACCACGACCTGGTCGTGGCCATGAACAACGCGTGGATCCAGACCCTCACGGGGGTCCACGGCGCCGACCCTTTGCCCGAGAGCTCGACCTCTGGCGAACAGTCCCCGGCGCCGTCGATTCCGATGGAACCCCTGTCCGAGCCCCTCGCGAGCTGAGACGAGCCCGCCTCCTGCTCGGGCTCCTCGAACGCTTCCCCGGCTACACCCTCGAAACCCTCATGCAGGAAGACACCGAACTCCTGCGTCTCGTGGCGATCGAGAAGGCCGGAACCCCCGACACACCCGACGATGGAGGTGATCCCTGATGGCCGATGACGTGACCATCACAGTCCGCGTCAGCGACGCAACCGGCCCGGGGATCACCGCTGTCACACGGCGTGTCGACGGCCTCGCCCGGTCCGCGAAGGACGGCGGGGGCGCGTTCAAGGATCTGCGGGCGACGATGCTGTCGCTGGCGCCGGCCGCGGTTCCGGTGGCTGCGGCGTTGGCTCCGGTCGCGGTGCATGCGGGGGCTGCGGGGCTGGCGGTCGCGGCGTTCGGTGCTGCGGTGATTCCGCAGATCGGGAATCTGAAGGACGCGGCGGGCGCGCAGGACAAGTACACGCAGGCCGTTACGAAGTATGGGGCGCAGTCGAAGCAGGCGCTTCAGGCGCAGCAGTTCGTCGCGGACTCGTTGTCGTCGATGCCTGCGGCAACACAGCGGGCGTCTGCCGCGTACTCGAATCTGCGGGACACGTTCCGGGAGTTCTCCGACAGCAACGCGCGCTTCACGATGGCTCCGGTCGAGAAGTCCTTCGCGGTGCTTGGGCAGATCATTCCGAAGCTCACCCCGATGGCTCGCGGCGCATCAACGCAGTTGGACCGGCTGGTGTCGGTGGCCGGGGGCGCGGTCAACACGGGTGGCTTCGATGCCCTGTCGAAGAAGGTCAGCACCTTCGCGAACAACAGTCTGAAGAACGCCACGGACGGCGCGATCCACTTCATGCGGGTCATGTCGGAGGGGAAGTCCTCCGGCCCGATCGCGAGCTTCTTCGCCTACGCCAAAGCGCAAGGGCCGGCCGTCAAGGAACTGCTGACGAACGTGACCAAGGCTGTCAGCAACCTGCTTCAGGGCGCGTCGCAGGCGGGCCCGGGGATGCTGTCGCTGGTCAACGCGTTCGCGAAGCTGGTGGCGGCGGTGCCTCCGTCGCTGATCGGCAACCTGATGCAGGTGTACGCGGCGTTCAAGCTGATCAAGCTGGCGGGTGCGGGAATCGGCGTGGCAGCGGAGGGCATCACCTCCCTCCGGACAGCTATCACGGGGCTGACTGCGGCGTCGGCTGCGGCGGGCGGCGGTATGGCTGGCCTGCGGGCCGCGTTCATGTCGCTGGGGACTGCGGCGAAGGCGGGCGTGATCGTCGCGGGGATCGCTGCGGTCGCGGTGGTGTTCTCGAAGCTGTCGGACATGGGGAAGAAAGCCCCGCCGGACGTCGACAAGATGACGACGGCCCTCGGCAATCTTGCCCGCACAGGCAAGGTGTCCGGGGAGGCCGCACGCTCCTACGGCAAGGATCTGAGCGGTCTCGGCGACTCGCTGCGCACCCTGGCGCGCCCGTCAAATCTCGACAAGACCCAGCAGTTCCTCACCTCGCTGGTCGGCATGGACTCGACCCCGGTGAAGAAGGCCAAGGAAGACTTCGACGGCATCGACAAGGCTCTGGCCAACATGGTCAAGGGCGGCAAAGCCGACATGGCCAAGCAGGCTCTTGACGACACGATCAAGAGCCTGAAGAAGCAGGGGTTCACCTCGAAGGAGGTGACGTCTCAACTCGACGATTACAAGTCGGCGCTGGCGGACCAGGCGCTGGAGCAGAAGCTGGCCGCCGAGTCGCAGGGCCTGTTCGGGCAGGCGGCGCAGGACACGGCCGCGAAGCTGGAACATCAGAAGGCGTCGGCCGACGGGCTGCGCGGCGCAATCCAGGCCCTCAACGACGTGCAGAGGCAGGGCCTCGGCGGCATGATCGGCTTCGAGTCGGCCATCGACGCGGCATCAAAGGCCGCGAAGGACAACGCGGGCGCGCTCAGCATGAGTCACGGGGTCCTCGACCTCAACTCGGAGAAGGCACGGAACGCGGCCAGCGCCTTGCAGGACCTCGCGGACAAGACCGACTCGGCCGCCACCAGCGCGCGGGAGTCGGGCTCGTCGTGGGAGACCGTCAACGGGATCTATTCCAGGGGCCGGTCCGAGCTGGTCAAATCGGCGCGGGCCATGGGCCTGACCAAAGCAGAGGCTGGCCAGCTCGCCGACCAGATCCTGCGGATCCCGGACAAGAAGTCGACGAAGCTGGAGATGCGGACCGAGGATGCGGTGAGCGGCCTCGACTCGGTGCTGTCCGCGCTGAAGAAGACCCCGAACGCGAAGAGCGTCAAGGTCAGCGCGCTCACGGACGATGCCGTGTCGATGCTGCGCGACCTCGGGCTGAAGGTCACACGGTTGAAGGACGGCCGCTTCTCGGTCACGGCGAACGGGAAGAACGCGAAGGACGTAATCGCCGCTGTGCAGCGGGCCCGTGACGGCCTGAAGGACAAGTCCATCACCCTTTCGGCGCGGGACCGGGCCAGCGCGGCGGCGCGTGCGATCCAAGCGGCGATCAACGCGCTCCGCAGCAAGACGGTCACCGTCACGACCGTCCGGGAAACGATCGCGAAGTACTCCACGATCGGCCGGCCCGCGCAGGGCCAGGGCGGTGTGTCAAAGTACGCGACCGGCGGCCACATCACGGGTGGCTCCGGTGTCGAGGACGACGTGCCCCTGCTCGCGATGGGCGGGGAGTTCATCGTCAACAAGAGGCAGACTGCCAAGTACCGCTCCATGCTGGAGGCGATCAACGAGGACAGGGTGCCGCACTTCGCGAAGGGAGGCGTCACCGCGGCGGAGAAGAGCGCCCGCTCTGCACTGTCTGGACAGTTCGGCATCTCCCACTTCGGCCGGATGGCTGGCTACCACACGACTCCGTTCGAGCGGTCTCTCGGGAGCCCCGCTGATCTGGGCAGTCTGACGCAGGCGTTGAACGAGGCCGCAGGGCAGATCCGGGCCGCGTTCAGCGGCCGCACCGAGCGGCGGTTGGAGAAGGAGCTCGACTCGGTCGGCAAGTCTTTGATCCGGTACGACAAGCAGCTGAACGGCGTCACCCGCAGCCTCGACAGCGCGAAGACGAAACTCGACGGGCTGAAGAACTCGGCATCGCAACTGTCCGACAGCGTCAAGAGCAACGTCCTGTCGTCGTCGAGCATCACCCAGGGCGTCTCTGGCGGGAGCACCGTCACCGTCGCTTCCCTCATGGGCGGGCTGACCCAGTCTCGGGACAAGGCCAGCGCGTTCGCGGACGCGCTGAAGGGCCTGAAGTCGAAGGGCCTCTCGAAGGACCTGCTCCAGCAGATCGCCGAGGCCGGCGTCAACGGCGGCGGCCTGGAGACCGCGGGCGCCCTGCTGGGGGCGTCGTCGTCGGAGATCTCCTCGATCAACTCGCTTCAGGGGCAGATCGCGAAGGCCGCAGGGTCCGCGGGGAAGACGACCGCGGACGCGGTGTACGGGGCGGCGATCAAGGCACAGGAGAAGCTCGTCAGCTCGCTGACCAAGCAGCAGGACAAGCTCGAAAAGGCCATGAGCAATCTCGCGAAGGTCATGGAAAAGGCCCTCGCGAAGGCGGTCAAGGGGAAAGCCTCGGGCGGCATCGTCGGCGCCGCGGCGTCGGGTGGCCTGCGCGGGGGTCTGACGTGGGTGGGCGAGCACGAGCCCGAGCTCCTCGATCTCCCGGTCGGCTCCCGGGTGTGGTCCGGTCCGGACTCGCGCCGCATGGCCGGCGGAGGTGGCGGAGTGGTGCGGGTGGAGCTGGAGATCCGCTCCAGCGGCTCGTCCCGCTACGACGAGTTCTTGGCCAGGGAGTTGCGGCAGTTCGTTCGTGTCCGTGGCGGCAACGTTCAGGTCGCCCTCATGGGCCGACCGGCATAAGGAGAGAGATGCATCGC